ATGGAGAGCAGCAGGGAACTGGGCACCGACAAGCGGCACAGGACCTCAGCGCAGGAACAAGGGGCTGACTTTGATTCGTCGTGGCATGTCTGACCCGAGTCGTAGGGCGGTTGTTGCGCACGAGGTCGAGCACAGCAACCGAGCCAAGCCCAAGAGCGCGTTCCTACGCATGAATGAGCGAGGGAATGGTCCTAAGCGCTTCGGAGACGAGGCCAGAGCAGATCACGCTATGCCAGCCGGGGAGCGCGATGGGCTGTATAGAGAGGCTGCCATGAGCCACAACCCCATCAAGAGGTTCAAGGCTCGCAGGCAGATAGGCACCTACGCAGGCGCTACCAAGCAGGAGCGCCGTCAGTCCTACAAGAAGTACAAGACGGTCACGCGCAGACTTGAGGGCATCGAGCGGCAGCGAGCGGTCTGATGGCCTTCGTTCTGGGGCGTCTCCCTGAGACAGACGACGAGTTGTGGTGGACAGTCCGCAAGATGTGGGACGTAACGATTCCGAGGCACACCTGTGGCAACCCCGATCACACCGCCCCCTTCGAGGCCTTTGCCGACGCCTACTTCAACCGAGGCGGCTCCATCACCCTGTGGCATGGATCGCGCGGCCTGTCTGGCAAGTCCTTTATGTTGTCCATTCTGGGGATCACCAAGGCGTTCCTGCTGGGAGCAGACGTAAACATGCTGGGCGGCTCACTGAGCCAGTCCACCAACCTGCACGAGCACATGAGGAACGCGCTCAACTCCGACAACAGCCCTCGGTACATGATCGAGGCGGAGGGCCAGTACCTCATCAAGTTGACCAACAAGGCTCGCATCCGACCGCTGACTGCATCACAGAAGACGGTCCGTGGTCCTCACCCGCCGTTCCTGATCCTGGACGAGATCGATGAGATGGACATCGACATCCTCGATGCCGCCCTCGGTCAGCCGATGCCACAGAAGAACTACCTGGGCGACATCATCAAGCCCTACACAGTCATGTGCTCAACGTGGCAGAACCCTGAGGGGACTTTCACTGAGGTGCGCAGGCGCTTCGAGGATCGTGGCCTGCCCATCGTCCAGTGGTGCTACCAGTGCTCGGCCAACCCCATCGACGGGTGGCTGACCCAGGAGACCATCGACGCTAAGAAGCAGGAGATCCCTGCGGAGATGTGGCGGACGGAGTACGAACTCGGTGAGCCGTCCATCGGCAACCGTGCCTTCAACCCCGAGGCTGTGGAGGTCATGTTCTCCCTGCCGTTCGAGCCTCTCACAGAGAAAGTCTCCAAGGACTTCGAGGAGTATCTGTTCAAGCCCTACGAGCGTGATGGCTACTACGTGGCTGCTGCCGACTGGGGAAAGGAACAGGACTACACGGTCATTACTGTGTGGCGCTCTGATCGTGACCCGCTCGAACTCGTCTACTACATGCGCGTGAACCGCCGTCCCTACCCTCAGATGATTGGATGGTTCAACGATGCCATTAACCGATTTTCTGCGGATGCTATTCATGATGGGACTGGACTTGGCAACGTGGTCAATGACTACGTTGATGTCCGCGCTCGTGGCTTCACGATGACGGGCGAGAAGCGTGCGAACATGCTCACTGAGTACGTCAACGCGGTTGAGAAGGGACGCCTCCTGGCACCCAGGATCAAGACCATGCACCTGGAGCACAAGTACGCCCAGGTCGGGGATCTCTACTCCAACGCCCAGGCCTTCCACCTGCCCGACACCGTCTCCTCCTCAGCGCTGGCCTTCAGGGTCATGGGCAGGGGCGGAACAGCAGGCCCCGCAGTGACGGTCATTCGGGACAACGAGCCGTCCGAACTGGAGAAGATGTTCTCCCCTACCGCGCAAGAGCAGTTCGTGGTCACCAGAGTCTCCGAGGAGCCTGACGGGTTCAGTCTGCTGGTGTGACGTACCTGAGAGGATTGTCCTATGAGTGTCACTAGGTACGAGGGCGGCATGGACATGCTTCCTGGGGACGATGTTCCCAAGAGCACGTCACCCATGATCGAACTCGGTGCCACAGGCCTGCGACGGACTTCTGGCTACATCAATGAGGAGTTCCTTCCCCAGTTGAAGGGCCGCAAGGCGGTCCAGGTCTACAAGGAGATGAGCGACAACGATCCTGTCGTTGGAGCACTGCTCTTCGCCGTGGACCGTCTCCTGCGGGAGATCGAGTGGCGGGTAGAGCCTGCTTCTGCCTCCTCTGAGGACAAGAAGGCTGCGGAGTTCGTGGAGCAGTGCATGGAGGACATGTCCTCCACCTGGGATGACGTCATCTCCGAGATCCTGTCCATGCTCCCCTACGGCTGGTCGTGGCACGAGGTCGTCTACAAGCGGCGTGTCGGCCCGTGGGAGCGCGACCCGAAGAAGCGCTCCAAGTACAACGACAACAAGGTCGGCTGGAGGAAGATCCCCATCCGCGCTCAGGAGACCCTCCAGCGGTGGGTCTTCGATGATTCTGGTGGCGTGCGGGCCATGGTCCAGATGGCTCCTCCTGCCTACAAGTCCGTCCCCATCCCCATCGAGAAGTCCCTGCTCTTCCGCGTGAGCACGGCCAAGGGCAACCCCGAGGGTCGCTCCTTCCTGCGCAACTCCTACCGCCCCTGGTACATGAAGAAGCGCCTGGAGGAGTTGGAGGGCATCGGTGCCGAGCGTGATCTCGCCGGTCTGCCGATGGCCCGTGTGCCTGCCGACCTGTTGAGTGCCAAGAAGGGCACTGACAAGGAGAAGATGCTCCAGGCCTTCAAGACGATGGTGCGCTCTGTCCGTCGCAATGAGCAGGACGGCATCATCATCCCCAGGGCTGTCGATCCCGACACCAAGATGGACATGTACGACTTCCAGTTGCTGTCGTCCTCAGGCAGCCGCCAGTTCGACATCAACACCATCATCCGTCGCTACGAGGAGCGCATCCTCATGACGGTGCTGGCTGACTTCATCCTGGTGGGGCACCAGAGCGTCGGCTCCTACGCCCTCCACACCGACAAGAGCGGCCTGTTCCGCGCTGGCGTGCAGTCCGTGGCCAACTCCATCGCGGATGTCTTCAACCGCTACGCCATCCCCCGCCTGTTCGAGGTGAACGGGTGGAAGGTCAAGGAGTTGCCCCAGATCATCGCTGGCGACATCGATCCGCCTGATCTCACCCAGTTGTCCTCCTTCATGGGCCAGTTGGCCAGCGCCGGGGTCACCTGGTTCCCAGACCCCGAACTGGAGAAGTTCCTGCGCGATGCCGCTCGCCTGCCCAAGTTGGACGAGACCAGCGAGCAGGTCAAGGAGACCGAGGCCCGCCAGGCCAACGTCATGCGGCTGGCTCAGCAGCGCATGGAGATGCTCAACCTGTCTACACAGGCGGAGCAGTCGGCCATGACCCTGGAGCAGGGCCAGATGCAGGCTGAGCAGCAGAAGCAGCAGATGGAGATGCAGGCCAACGATCCAGGCCAGGATCCCAAGGTCGTGGAGGCCCTGGGTGGCCAGCAGGTTGCCAGCGGGCAGTTGGACCTGTCTGCCAAGGAGCAGCAGATGCGCCATGCTGAGGAGAAGCACGGCCTCACGCTGGAGCAGATGAAGGCTCAGGCACAGGCCAAGAGCGCGGGGCAGGATCCACGCTTCGCCGAGCAGAAGTTGAAGCAGGGCGATGATCTCCACAAGGAGAAGGTCGGCCAGTTGAAGTTCCAGACGAAGGCCCAGCAGGAACTCCATCAGGAGAAGGTCAAGTCGATGCGGCTCAAGCCCAAGGCTCCTACCAAGAAGCCAGCACCGAAGGAGGAGAAGAAGTGAAAGATGCCTTCGGCGTTGAACGCAGCGAGGTGAGCAAGATCAACCCGCTGCGGGCTTTCAAGCGTCTCAAGCCCATCGGCAGTGGTCCAGGATCGCAGTTGACTCCTGGGGCCATCGTCAAGCCTTTGCCCAAGAAGCCTGTGGGCAACTTCGTCAACTACGACCCCATCGTCGCTGCCCAGCGCCAGCGTGGGGCGATGAAGGCCTCCTTCGGGAAGCGGGACTCACGCAAGGACCCTAAGCCGCTCCATCCGCTTGCCGTTGGTGCTGCCACGGCGGGTGGGGCGTTGGCTGGCCAGTCCGCGTACATGAGCGTGACCCCGTTCAACAACCACGTCATGAAGCCCTACTTCGCTCGCAAGATGGAGGAGGCAGGTCCCGACTCCAAGGAGGCGAAGATCTGGCGTGACTGGAACAAGCCCCAGGAGCCTCGCGTGCGCGGGAAGCACTCGGCCCATCCGACTGTCGATCCC